CTTATAAGTTAGTAAGTTCTTACGAACTAACTTATAAGACATTAAGTTATTGTAACACATTTCGACAGCGATGTCAAGTAAAAAAACACTTTACTATCAACTAAATATATAGTATAATACACATTAAACTAAACCAAAAGGTACTAACTATGGAAACTTTATTTAACTTAATCGCAAAAGCCACACACTATACAGCATTTAGCGGTAAGAAAAACGGTATGGTATTCGGCAAGTCTTTTATTGTACGGAAAAGAAAGTCTAAGAAGCGCTTCGAGCTTAGCAAGGGAGAATGCTTTAACATCTTCCACTGTTATAAGTGGGCATTCTATGTTCAGCATAGCAAGTCTCGAAGCATTAGCTTTAAAAACATCAAAGATATTAACGGCACTGAAGGAGTTGCAGCATGAACGATATCATAAATATGTTTAAGAATACATCCGACATGACAGAGCTAAAGCGTAGTGGCTACGGCGAGGCAGGGTTCGAGATAGGCGAAGCTATCCTGCAGTATCATACTCAAGCCGCCAGTGTACAGAACACTACCAAGAAAGTAATCTACCGTGAAGACACTGGAGCACAGCTTGGTGTTCATGGCTTAGACTACAAGGCAGTTGCACCCCATGAGATGATTGATGTTACAAGGGCTATCATTGAGCGGTCTGACTTAGACACGACAGGGATTCAAGAGACTATCAGGACATCACACAACGGCTCTCGAACCTTTGTACAATATAAGCTACCGGCTCATACCTTTATTACATCAGACGGCGACACTGCATCCCTTGGATTGTTAGCAGTGTCAAGCTTTGACGGGACTTGGCCGTTTATGATTAGTGCTGCCGCCATTCAGCAAGCGTGTACAAACCTACAGATTTTTGTTGGCGGTGAGGTTGCAGTGTTTAGAGCTAAGCATACTCGACACTTAAACATTGAGCTGGGCGGTAGGGTTATTACTAAGGCACTGGATGTTTTTGAAAATCAAAGAGAGCTTTGGGCTGAGTGGAACAAACAATACCTCACAGACTTCGACGCCTTCAAAGAGATTGTAAGTGCTTTAAATATTGAGTCAGCGAACAACGTTATGGAATCTATCTGGCCGGTATCCCCTGAAAGTGTAATGAGTAAGATGCCTCGAAGTAACCCGTCACTTGAATACATTTATGCTGCTTGGCATAAGTATGCAAAGCGTTTTGGACAAAGCCGCTGGGCTTTATACAATGCTTTCACTGACTGGTCTACCCATGCAACAGCACAACGTCAGGATGCTATAGTTAATATAGCTTCAACACAGAACACTCGACAGGCTGTTGTTCAGAACTACTTCTCTAAGGCGGCATAGCTTGAAACAAAATTTAGAAAATGCTCATAGTGATTTTATGAAAGGCTTGCTAACTTTATTGCAAGCCTGTAGTAAATGGGATGTTACAGCAGATGAACTGATTAGATATATTAGAGAGGAGCATACTAATGAAAGTAAAACTAAACGTGATTCTTGAGGCGGCGATTGCGGCGGGTATAGATTCAGGATACATTAGTGCTTATGAATATGATGATGACCCTTCAGTTTATAAAATTAAACAAAGCATAGAAGATAAAATCTGGGAAGCACTGAATGAAATCATAGACTTTAACGGAGGCAGATAATGGCAACAGCTTACACGCTAGAAAGTAGAATTGTACACTGGCATCACGACCGCAATCTTATTCATGGTTCAACAGACCATCAACAGTTTGAAAAGCTTCTTGAAGAAGTAGAAGAGTTACGACATAACATTATGCACAGTCAGCCAATCACTGACGACATCGGTGACATCATTGTAGTGTTGATTAACTTAGCACACCGTAACAACTTAACATTACATGACTGTATGTCTCATGCTTATGAAGACATCCGACACCGCAAAGGCAAGATGGTTGACGGCCTCTTTGTTAAAGAGCTAGCCTCTAATTAATTAAGGATAAGTAATGACAACAGCAGCAGTTGTAATTGGATTAGTTTTAATCGGAAGTCCTATCTGGCTAATAGGAACAGTAGCAACAGCGTGCTTATTTGCAGAGCTTATGAACCCCTACAAATAAGTTTAAAAAAAACTTAACAAGTGTATCAACTTGTGGTATAATGCCACTTCAATTTAACACCAACAACAGGAAATATAATATGGCTATAGTATCAGGAACGGCTTACTGGACAAGTGTAACAACACCTAACACTACCTATGAACCAGTCTACACAGTGAACCTAGTAGTCGCTGAAGATGTCGCAGAAAGCTTTAGGTCTAAAGGCTTTGCAGTTAAAGACATGGACGAAGGCCCAGCAATTATCATCAAGCGTAAAGTTAATGGCCCGAACGGAATGCTTCGGTCAGCACCTAAGCTTGTTGATGGTAACAAGAATCCAATTGATGAGCGTATCGGTAATGGTTCTTCAGTTAAGGTTCAATACAAAGAGTGGGAATCTGTATGGAAAGGTAAGACCTTTAAGGGTTTAGACTTTCAAGCTATGCAGGTTTTAGATTTGGTATCTGTCGGCTCAGTTGACGGCGGTGAATTTGATGTAGAAGATGAAATGGAGGAAGCAATTTAATGGGAACATATAAATTAGGAGACACGGTTTACGATGTATCCTTGCTGGACTCAGAGGCTCAAGGATTGTTTGGCCTGCTGAAAGATGCGATGGTCAAGGTACAAGTATCCAACAACGATGTACAATTATATCAAGCAGCAGCCCAGCACATTAAGGGTTTGTTTGAAGATAGGCTCACGGATGAAGCTATCACCGAAGATGCAGAGGAAGCTGAAGTTGTAGTTGAAGGCTAACCACGAGGTGACACCATGCCGTTTGTTAAATTCCACCTCCCGTGTAATGACTGCGGGGGGACTGACCCAGTATCACAGAACGATGATGGGTCTGCGTATTGCTTTAGCTGCAATACTTATTTTAAAAACTACGGCACATCGGAAGTGCAACAACCGGATACTGTAATGGACTTTACAAAGTATCAGCCCAATGGAACCGGCAGTGGTTCTAGTTACAATGCCCTGACCGACAGAGGTATTAGTATTGAGACAGCCAAAAAGTATGGCGTTAAGTCTACTACTCTTAATGGTCAGGTTACTAGCCACCACTATCCTTACTTCCATAAGGGTGAAGAGATAGCTACAAAAGTTAGAAAGCTCAACAAGCAGTTTGCTTGGAAGGGTGAGTCTAAAGAAGTCGGACTGTTCGGAGAGCAGTTGTTTAAAGCAGGCGGTAAGTTTATTACAGTCGTAGAAGGAGAGTGTGATGCGATGGCAGCATACGAACTACTCGGAAGTAAGTGGCCTGTAGTATCAATAAAATCAGGAGCACAAGGAGGTGCTCGTGACGTTAAGAATAGCTTAGAATTTCTAGAGTCTTTCGATACAGTTGTCATCTGTTTCGACAGCGATGCACCGGGAAAGGAAGGAGCTAAAGCAATCGCTAAGCTTCTTACGCCAAACAAAGCAAAGCTTATGACTCTTCCCGAGGGTTTCAAAGACCCCAACGATATGCTTAAATCAGGTAAGCATTCCACGTTTGTTAATTGTTTTTGGGATGCTCAAGTCTACACCCCTTCAGGGATTATGAATCTATCTACTCAGCTCAGCGAGTACAAACGTTTACGTTCAGAGAAGCTTCCTTCTATACCCTATCCTTGGGCTGGGTTGAACGCCAAGTTAGAGGGGCTTAGAGCAGGTGAGCTAGTAACTCTTACTGGCGGCACTGGTCTTGGTAAGTCTTCAGTAACTAGAGAACTTGAGCATTGGCTTATTAATAACACTAAAGATAATGTAGGCATCGTAGCTCTTGAAGAAAACTGGAGCCGTACTGCTGAGGGTATCATGGCTGTTGAAGCTAATGCTAAGCTACACCTAGACAGCGTAAAGAATAAAATAGGCGATGAGATTCTTGAGAAATATTACCGCAAGGTATTCATGGGAGAGAACGAAGGCCGTGTTTGGATTCATGCTCACCTTGGTGTAACTAATCTTGAAGACATCTTCAGCAAACTACGATACCTTATCGTTGGCTTAGATTGTAAGTGGGTTGTTGTTGACCACCTTCACATGTTAGTTCTTCAAGCCTTGGAAGGCGACGAACGTAAAGCCATTGATGGTATTATGCACCGACTTCGCTCTCTTGTAGAAGAAACAGGTGCTGGTATGATTCTAGTATCCCACCTTCGCAGAGTTGAAGGCAACCGAGGCCACGAGAATGGAATCGAGACAGGGCTATCACACCTTCGGGGTTCACAGTCTATTGCTCAGCTAAGCGATTGTGTTATCGGACTGGAGCGCAACCAACAATCAGAAGATGAAGTAGAAGCTTCGACCACAAAGGTCAGAGTTCTAAAGTCCAGATACACTGGTGACGTTGGCTTAGCTTGTAGCCTACACTACGACTCATCCACTGGAAGACTTAAAGAAGTAGATGACGGTGATAACTATGATGCCTTTGACGGAGATGAGCTATGAGTCTTAACCTAGTATTCGACATCGAGGCTGACGGCCTTGACCCCACCAAAATCTTTTGTATTGTTGCTCAGGATGTAGATACTTTAGATGTATTTACATTCGACAACACACAGTTAGACGAGGGCTTTGCTTTACTTGAGTCAGCGGATAAGTTAATTGGTCATAACATTATTGGCTATGACCTCCCAGCTCTTAAGTCTGTAGCCAACATTGACTTAAGCCACAAGAAAATTGTAGACACCTTAGTTCTTTCTAGATTGTTTAAGCCTTCTAGAGAAGGAGGCCACGGCCTAGAGTCTTGGGGTTATCGGCTTCAATATACCAAGGGAGACTACGGAGATAATGAAGATGCTTGGGATGCTTATTCACCAGCGATGCTCCAGTACTGCAAGCGAGACGTTGAGCTTAACACTAAAGTATATCAGCAGCTACGTGTTGAGAGCCGAGGATATACTCCACAAGCAGTGACGCTGGAGCATAGCGTAGCTAAGATTATTGATGAGCAGAGGCGCAACGGCTTCGAGCTTGACCTTAAGAAAGCTATGTTGCTGGTTGCAATGTTTCAAGAAAAGCTAGATGCTACAGAAGCTGAAGTGCATGAGACTTTTAAACCTAAGATAACTACTCAGGTACTGACACCCCAGTATACTAAAACAGGTGGCATTTCTAAAACTGCAAAAGACCAACACGATAAAGGTGTTCGGCTAACCCCAGAAGAATATGGTACACTGGTGGCATCTCAGAAATCAGTTACTCGTGAGACCTATGAAGACTTTAACCTTGGTTCTCGTAAGCAAATCGGCGAGCGTCTGATTGAGGCGGGCTGGGTTCCAAAAAGTTTTACTCCAACCGGACAGCCTATTGTTGATGAGGGTGCGCTTAATAAAGCTAAGGATATTCCTGAAGCTGCTTTGATTGCTAAATACTTAATGCTTCAGAAGCGCTTGGCTCAGGTAAACAGTTGGATAAAAGCAATAGAACCTGACGGCAGGGTGCGTGGTTATGTTAATCCTAACGGTGCAGTTACTGGCCGAATGACACACAGCCATCCTAACATGGCCCAGATACCTAGTAGCAACTCACCTTACGGTAAAGAGTGTAGGTCTTGCTGGACTGTAAAGGAAGGCAACAAACTCGTAGGTATTGATGCCTCTGGCTTAGAGCTTAGAATGCTTGCACACTATATGGACGATAAGGAGTACACAAATGAAATCCTCAACGGTGACATTCACAGCACTAATCAAAGACTTGCAGGACTTGAATCAAGAAATCAGGCGAAGACTTTCATCTATGCCTTCCTATACGGAGCCGGAAATGCAAAGATTGGGTCAGTGGTTAAAGCAGGTCAGTCAAGAGGTAAGCAACTGCGAGAGCAATTTCTTGATAGTCTCCCATCACTTAAAGCTCTTATCCAACGAGTACAACGAGACAGTAAAAAGGGCTTCCTCAAGGGACTAGATGGCCGCAAGCTGACCATACGTTCTGAACACGCTGCACTTAATACATTGTTGCAGGGTGCTGGGGCAACCGTAATGAAGGTGGCTTTGGTTATCCTTGACGGTTACTTTAAGACCTTTAAGATTGATGCTAAGTTTGTAGCCAACGTCCACGATGAGTGGCAGATTGAGTGTAAAAAATCAGATGCAAAACAAGTAGGCGAACTAGGTGTTCAAGCAATTGTTCAGGCTGGTATAAACTTAAAATTAAATTGTCCCCTAGATGGCGACTACAATATCGGAGATGGCTGGCATGAAACCCATTAAAGCAGACAGAAAGAAGTTCGACCTAGACCTACAGTACGGTGAGATACGTGAAGATAAGATTGCAGATATGCTTACCAACAAGAAAATAGAAGTTAAGTCAGAGCGTGG